GTACAAACATCAGGCTCAGGTAATGTCGAATTAGACGCTACAGGAACTGGTCTTGTTGCAGTTAAAAGCACATTACAAATTGAGGACGGTAGTAATATTACTAACTCAGCAGGTAATGGACTTACATTTGGTTCAGGTCTAATATCAGATTCACTTACATCAAGATCTACAAATACTAATTTAGTATTAGCTGGTAACGGCTCAGGGATTGTACAAGTAAGTGATGCCTTAACAGTAACAGGAAACCTTACAGTACAAGGAACAACCTCAACAGTAGAATCTACAACTTTAACAGTTGCAGATAAAAACATCACCGTAGCTCAAGGTGCAGCGGACGCAGCAGCAGCCAACGGAGCAGGACTTACAGTAGATGGAGCGTCAGCAACATTAACTTATACTTCTGCAGATGATAGATGGAACTTTAACAAATCCTTAAACGCTACCTTAATTGGTAATGTTACAGGTAATGTTACAGGTAATGTTAGTGGAAGTTCTGGTTCAACAACAGGTAACGCAGCAACTGCTACAACAGCAGCGGCTTTAACTACAGCAAGGACTCTATCATTTACAGGTGATGTAACTGGTACAGGAGACTTTGACGGATCAGGTAACTTAGCAACAGCATTAACTATTGCAGCTAATAGTGTTGCTTTAGGTACAGATACAACAGGGAATTATATGGCGCAAGTAAGTGGAGGAGATGGTATTACTATTTCTCACTCACAGGGAGAGGGCTCAACAGCTACAATCACTGGTACAGCAATATATGATTCAAGTGGAACAAAATTAAATTAAGGTAGACGCAGATGGCTTTAGCAAGTAGAATAGATTTACAGGATTATTGTCTAAGAAGACTTGGACACCCTGTAATTGAAATTAATGTTGACGACGCACAACTCTCAGATCGTTTAGACGATTCTTTGCAGTTTTTTCAAGAGTATCATTTCGATGGAGTCGAAAGGACTTATGTCAAACATGAAGTTACAGGGTCTAAGCTAAAGTTAACTGCTAACCTTGGTGGTAATTTTACTAAGGGAGACATCTTAACAGGTGGAACTTCCGGTGCAACTGCAGAATTTTATCAAACAGATTCTACAGCACAATTTTTAGAATTTGAACAAGTTAGATCAGGAACTTTTGTAGCATCTGAAACCGTAACAGGTAGTATATCAGGAGCCACAGCAACAATAAGCGCTACGGATTTTTATACTAAAGGAGATATTGAAAACGGATATTTTCCAGTAAGTAACAATATCATAGGTATAACCCGGGTCTTTAATTTTGGTGGAGCAGCCACAAACAATACAAAAGATGGACAACTGTTTGATTTAATGTATCAGTTTAGAATGAATGATCTATATAATTTAATGGGAGCAGACATGATATATTATTCAGTCGTGCAAACTCATTTATCAACATTAGAACAACTGTTAGTAGGACAACGACAAATTCGTTGGAATAGAAAAACAGATAGACTTTATGTAGATACAGATTGGGATAAGACATATAATATAGGCGACTTTATAGTAGCTGAGGCTTATGCTATCTTAGATCCTAATACATATACAGAGGTTTATGACGATATGTTCTTAAAGAAATATACAACAGCATTATTTAAAAAACAATGGGGCGATAATCTGAAGAAATTTGCAGGTATTCAAATGCCAGGTGGTGTGACTTTAAACGGAGAAACCATTTACAACGAGGCAGTACAAGAGATACAAGCAATTGAACAGGAGATGCAACTTAAATACGAATTACCTCCTCAATTTATGATAGGTTAACACATGGCCACAAATTTTTATTTCCAAAATGGCGGTGGTATAGGACAAACAGGTGAACAGCGCCTAATAGAAGATCTTATTATCGAAAGTCTTAAAATATACGGACACGATACTTACTACTTGCCTAGAACAATAGTAAACAAAGATGATATCTTTGACGAAGATGCTTTGTCCAGATTTACACAGGCATATCCTTTAGAAATGTACTTAGAAAATGTACAAGGATTTGAAGGACAGGGAGATATATTCACAAGATTTGGTATGGAAGTTCGAGATCAAGCAACTTTCGTATTAGCAAAAAGACGCTGGGAAGACATGGTTACAAGGCAAGGGCCTGATGTATCTAGAAAAGCTAGACCAGTGGAAGGTGACTTAATATATTTTGATAGAACAAAATCCTTATTTGAAATTAAGTATGTAGATTTTCAAAATCCGTTTTATCAAGCAAATCAAATTTATGTATTTAAATTAACTTGTGAACTGTTCGAGTACAGCTCAGAAGATTTAGACACAGGTATTGCAACAATAGATGCGATAGAAACAAAATACTCTCAAGATATGTTAGAGTATCAATTTAAAAAGGAAGATGGCGGTTTGTTCTTAAAAGAAGATAGTGGTAGTTTAATTACAGAGGCATACCAAACATCTGTATCAGAG